TACTGTTCCGGCGTTCCTTCGATTTCTATTCTGTCTACTATATAAGCTTTGTGGTATTCTTTGTTAAAATATAAAATATCATCTTCAGCTATTCGATTTGCGTTTGGTACTTCGTTGCTAATGTAAATATCCATTAAGCCTATACCGTTAAATAATCTTTTTACCGTTATGCTTTCGTATTTTTTTATCGCTGCTTTGTAGTTAAAGTTTAGGTCCATTACGTGTAGTGTTTTCATTTTATACCCCCACGTATCTGTTTTTAAATTTAATCGTCGCTTCTCCTACTTCTGCTCCTGCTGCTGTTATCCGTAGGGTATTGGTTCCGTGTTGTAAATTAAAAAATTCTGTTTCTTCTGTATCTATGTATTGAAAGGCCACAGTTTCTTCTCCTGTTGAGATTATTGTTTTTAATACGTTTAGGTTATCGGGTTCTGTTATAACTGTTAATCTCTCACCTTCTGCTATTGCTAGTTGTGTTACGATTTTTTCTCCTGTAGACATGTTTTCTATAACTACTGGACTTGAAAGAGGGCCGTCCATTATAATTGTTAGTGGCGCCTCAATGTCTCCACGGTTTGTAACGGTTACGCCGTTTGTATTTAAAAAATCAAATTCGAAGCTGTCCGTTATATTAAGTGGAAATGAGAAAGAGTTTCCTCCGCTGACGATCTGCGCTTCTGTATAATTTACGTCTTTGTATATAGGGTCAAACACTTCAAACATTACGCTTGTAATTTGAAAGCCGTACCCTCTATTTCCCTGTCCTAGTAATGAAGGGAGCATTCGGGTTCTTACCTTATCGAATTCTTTAGCATTCCCGTCTATTTCATATGTTAGTTTCCCTATGCCTAGCTTTGGGTTTAATATGCTGTTTAGATTTCGTATTGCTGCTTTTAAATCTCTTGAAGTTATAAGCAGCTCTAATGTTAAGATTTTTGATTCAAGATAGGCCTCTCCTTCCGGAGTAGCTCCGTCCTGGTATGGTCCTGTTGAAGTTTGGCTTGTCGCGGTCAATCCTCCTAGGTCGTCTACGTTTGTCCAGCGGTAGGTTCCTGTGTTTGAGAATATAACTGTTTGTCCTCTAGCGTTTGTGAATATTAATCGCTCCATACTATCACCTCATATCAAGCGCTAGCTTCTTGTCTAGCACTTCTATTTCCTTTACTGCTTCTGCTGGACTTTTCACGTTTATATTAACGTTTTCTATAATTCCTTGTTTCTTGTATTCTTCAATTCTAGGATCGTCTGCTCCGTATGTCGGGTGTGTTATCCATGCTGGTACGTCCTGTGGTGAAGGATTAGGATCCCATTTAAATATTTCGTCTCTTAGCTTTTTCGCTGTACCCTTATCTATTTTTCCTGAACGCAGGCTATCAGCTACCGTACCTATTGAGCTTTTTCTATAAGATATTTTCTCTTGAAGGTCCGCATTTAGTTTTCCTATCTGTTCCAGAGCTTCTTTACCTTTTTGTTTTAAAATATCCACCAGGCCTGTCATTGATGTTTCTACAGAACTTTTACTTTTCTCTATTCCCTGTGCTATTCCGTCTCCTATTGGCTGTCCTATTTCTTCGTCCATCATTCTTGCTGGTGAGGATATTCCTAGCCTCTCTTTTAAACTGTCTATTGCACCTTCTACTGAACCTAGGACTGCGTCTTTTAGCCTTCCTGCTGCGTTTGCTACACCTTGTTTTATTCCGTCTATTAGGTTTTCTCCTAGCTGTACCCATTCTTTAAATTTGTCTTTGATAGCTTGTATTGCATCATCTACAGCTTGTACTGCGTTTTCCCAAAGGTCGAGAATGCTGTTTTTTATTTCCGCTATTTTTGCCTGCATACTCAGTATTGCTTGAGATACAGCGTTTTTTACATTTTCCCATGCTGCTATTACGCTTCTTCTGAAATCCTCGTTAGTGTTCCATAGGTATATAATCGCTGCTGTTAAAGCCGCGACTACTGTTATAACGATCCCTATTGGGTTTGCAGCCATAACAAGATTTAAAGCTCTTTGTGCTACGGTCATTCCCTGGGTTGCTGCCTGCCATGTTTTAATAGATGCTATTACACCTTGAATTATTGCTACCACATTCCAGGCCACCATCCCTGCGCCTATTCCTAGAATAACTGCTATTATCTGATCTCCGTTAGCCATTATAAATTCTACAAATTCTATTATTTTTGGTATTATTTCTATTGCTGTTTCCGCCATTGAAACGGCCATATTAGATAATGTTTCAGCTATGTTATTAAAAATTTCAGGATCTATGTTCTTAATGCCATCAACTAGCAATTTTAGTGCTTCTGTTGCTGCCGGTAGTAGTTTTTCTCCAAATGATGAAGCTAGGTTTTGCACTTCTAAGCTGAATATTCTTTGCTGGTTAGCGTAGCTGCCAGAGGTCCTTGCGAAGTCCCCCTGTGCATCTGCACTAACGCTCATTAGATAATTGTATCTTAAAGTCGCCTGTTCTGCTTGAGTCATGGATTTATAAGATGTATCTATCCCTTGACTTAGCGCGTATGCTTCAAGGTTTGCTACGCTCATGTTGATTCCTAACTGTTTAAGGGGTTCGGTTTCACCTGATATGCCGGCTCTAATTTTAGCGAAGGCGTCCTCCGAAGCTATGTTATAAAATGAAGCAAAATCTCCGGCTAGGCCCGAGATAGATTGAGACATGTCTAGAACGTCATCTTGTCCTAGGCCCATGCTTTTTAGCATTGCTCCCATTGTACCGTTGAACTGTTTTGCCTGAAGTTCTGCAAGTCCGAACTGTTCCGCTGCGTCTTTAGCCCATTTATCTATCTTAGCGCTTCCTTGATCCCCAAAGGTAGTATCTACTACGTTTTCTACTTCTTCCAGATCTGATGCCAGGTCTAATCCTTTTTTACCAAAAGCTAGCACTGCCGCTCCTGCTGCTGCCGCTGCAGTGGCTACTGCTGCCATTCCTGCTTTTGCTACGCTTGCTGCACGGTCTGTTGCTTTTCCCATTCTCTCTATGGCTTTTTCTGTGTTTTGCGATTCTAACTTCACCTTAGCTAGTGATTTTTTCGTTCTATCCAAGTTGGTTTTACTTCGTTCCAGGGCGCGTACTTCATTATTAAGTTTAACCTCCAGGTTCTGTGCAGCTTTGGAGGTTTTGCCTTTTTCTTTTGCTATTCTTTCGTATTCTTTTCTTGTGGCTTCTACTTTTTTCTCTTGCAGTTTGATGATGTCTGTTAAACTGCTAAGTCTTTTATCTAATGCGTCGGCGTCCTTGGTCCATCTTTCTGATCCAGCTGCTGCTGCCCTGAAGCCTGATTCTATTACTCGGATCTGTCGATTTAATTCCTTGACGCCGGTCTTAAAGTCGGTAGTATCCAGGCCGACTTTACCTTTGATATCATTATCTCCCATTTATTGCACCTCCTAAAGCCACGCTGGTGGTTCTCCTTTTTTAGCGCGTTTATAAATTCTTCCGTTAATTACCCGAGTATCCTTATCCTCCTGGGTCCGTCCTAGTAGAAAATCAAACAGTGTATCCAGATATGTTTCGTCTATGTCTCTAGGACTCCATCCGTAGTTCTTTGCTAGGAGCCTATATATTTCTAGTAGTGTAGTTTCCAGGTCTGCTTCTTCCGTTTCGTCATCAGCGGGAGTCTCGGGCAGGGCTCCCTTTTCTAGTTTTTTTCTATTGCCGCTCCCACGTTTCCGATTAATTTGTTCACTGCTTCGTCTATTTCTTCCTGGGTTAGGTTTTTCTCTAGTTCGTCAGCAGTAAATTGGTTATTAAATGCTTCACATAGAAGCCATGATTTTTTATCTTGTAATTCCAGCAAACCTTCCAATACTTCGTCTGCTGCTTCTAGGTCTGTCTGGTCCATCATCATTGCATTGTTTGCATATTTGAGCGCATCCTTTTGCAGCCTTATTGCTTGTTTCGTCAGGTATGTTGTTATCTTACCGCTCACGTATGTTTTATCTCCGAGTTCTAGTCTAATTACCTTCATATGCTCCTCCTTCAATTAAAAGGGCGCAGATCTATTATTGATCGGCGCCCGTATAGATTTTGCCGGTGTCGAAAGTTCCAAGGTTAACCAGCCATTATGCTGTTGTAAAGTTTACACCTGTTGTCGCTAGTACCTGTCCGTAAACGTCCATAACACCTGTAATTGATACCAGGTAGTCTGTCGCTGCGGAAAGTGCGGAGTCTGGTGTAATTGTGAGAATTTTGCCTGTTTCGTCCCAGGCTTTCGTTACTGCTATTGCGTCTCCTGTTGTCAAATCGTGTACTGATACTGACTCTTTGCTGATCTTGTTGTTAAATGTTAATGTTATGTCTGCGTCAGTCAATACGCCTGTTGCTTCGTCAGCTGGTGAGCTTGATGATAATGCTATGGCATCAGGAGCTACTGTTCCTGGTACCTGCACTTGGTCAAACCATCCATCCGCATCAAAGTTTGCATCTGCTGTATCAGCAAATACTCTTTTTAGCTTCATGGTCTTAGAACCTACTGTGAACTTCTTATTTGTCTTTAGCGCTGTGTATGTCAATTCGTAGGTCTTAGCATTTACGTTTTCATTCTTAGTTGCTGCTTCTTCTGTTCCCCCAGCAAATGTACCGACATGATACCAGTAGTATCTGTAGCCGTTTTTACCCATGTTGTATCTGAAACCTAGGGCTACTTCTGGTGGGTTTGCTACGCCTTCGTCGTACACTCTACCTTCTGCTTCTACATAATCCTTGCCTAAAATTTCAGCTAAGACATCAGCTGGTACATTAGATACAACTACGCTGATCTCACTTGGTCCTTCTGTTGTGTAGGTGTTTGCTGCGTCATTATCGTAGTATGTGGTTAAGCTGTTTATGGTTGGTGCCGATGCTACTTCTGCAGCAGGAGCTAGTTTCTTGGGTGTTCCCGCTACGTATTCGTCGTCTAAGTTCTTTGTTATAAGAGCGTAGACTAGATTGTCAACACCGACAAATTCGCCGTATTTCTGTTCCATTAATTATTCCTCCTCGTAGTATCTATAATCGCATGAATACCCGTATTTTCCTGATTCTTCCTCTAGCGGGATCCTGCGTCCTCCTGCTCTTAGAAATCCTGCAGGTATCATTACGCTTTTTAATGTGTCGTTAGCGTTTTGTATTTTCACCGGGTCGCTTGAATAAAGGATAACTCTCATTAAATAAGTTGTACTTGTAGGTTTGTTGTCTGCATGGGTATCGTTTGAGTCGTCTACGTACGTATAAGTTATAAATGTTTCCGGTAGCTGTTCTGCCGGTCCGTAGCTTCCTTGTTCTCTTACCTGGTACCCTAGCGGAGCTAGTGTGTTCTCTATAATCTCGTATATATTACTCAAGTGGCATACCCTCCCTTTTCAAAACGTCCCGCTGGATCTGTTTTATTTTTTTCTTGTTTTTATTAAAGGCTCGGCTCATTCCTGGATCTGGTTTGTACCAAGGTGTGCCGTATTCCACAAATACTATATGCCATGCGCCTTTGCTTTTTTTGCTGTTGGTTCCTATCTCAGTAAATATGAAGTTTCCCTCTCTTTCAGGCTTTGTCATCTCCATTCCTTCTAAAGAGGCACCTGTTCTTTTGTGTTTCTCCGCCCATGCTTTTGCGTCTTTAAACACAGGCTCCGCGCTTTTCATGATTGCTTTTTCTACTGCGTCGTCTATGTCTTTACCCATTTTCTGGATCTGTTTTAGGTATTCTTCCAAGCCTTCAACTTCAAAATTGATTTTAGTTTTCATCTGGTGTCACCACCTTAGCGATCTTAAAGGTCATATAAACACCTCTTTGCTCTATGTTCTCCGGCGGTGATATAATCTCGTAGTTTTTTCCGTCCATTACCACTCGGTCTCTATAGTTTATTGTGTCGTCATACCAGGTCGTTATCGTTCCTCCTTGCTGAATTCCTGACTGGCCAGCGTACAGTGCCTCTTGGCCATAAAAACCTTTAAAAGCGCACATGTGTTCGGTAGCTGTGTCCTCTGGATAGGATATTTGGGGCATACCATGGATAAGAGTTTCTTTCCTACGTATAACCTTTATTGTTGTTATAAATCTTTTTATCTTAGGTTTGAACATAACGACCTCCTATCTATAACAGACTTTTACATGCGAGCTGTGTTGCTATCAAATTAAAGGCCGGAGAGAACTTTGCCTCTCCGCCCTGTATGTCCCATAAGTCAGCTACGCCCATGACGATCACTCCTGTTCCGGCGTCAGTGTTTAGTTGTTCTTCTGATACGCCTGCGTTTGCTAAATAATTTTTTACCGCTGCGACCTTTTGAGTTAGCACACCGTCAAATGTTGTACTGCCTTCTGGTATATTTAGGCTTTTTTTACATTCGGCCACTAGTTCTGTATTCGTCATTGCGCACCTCCTCTATCTCCTATACTGCTGGAGCCTTCTTGATTAATACTACGCCGTTAGGATCTGCTAGTTTTCCATCAGCTAGCATGGTTGACTTAGTGATCCACTCGTCTGTGTCCTCGTCAAAATATCTCCTAGTTGTCATTTGAAGGTTGGTATTGAACATGTAATCTTTCAAATTACATATAACTCCTATGATGTCTCCGTCTGCTGCGTCGTCTATTGAGTCTAGGTAGTCCTCAACAGGTATAACTTCTTTGCCTAGCAATCTTTCTTGAATTTTTCCATCAAGCCCATAGGTTACTCTCGCTATAGGCTGTCCGTTTGTATCTACCATACCTTCTATATATTTCGTCCAGTCTGAGTCGTTTAAGATCAAAGTAGCACCGTTTCTGTATCTTCTAGGAACTGCTCCAAATAAAGCAGTCCAAGTTTCGTATTTTGACATGTCTGCTGCTTCTACCTCTATTATTTGCGCTGCTGGTACGCTTGTATCGTTGATTATACCTAGAGGTTGTCCTGTTCCAGTTCCTGCTATTGTTGCTTCTTCTGCTGCTACTATCATTGCTTCGTATACGTTATCTGCTACTGCATTTTCAAAAGCTGATAGGGTTACTGTTGATGCTTCTAAGGTTACAGCGACTCTAACTTGTAGCTTGTAATAAGAGAAACTGATAGTTGAGGAAACAGTTTTCTTTTGTTTATCTACAACTGTACCTTCTGCTACCCATGTTGCTGTTGGTTTTACGCTTGATACTGGAATTTCAAGGCCTGCCTTCACGTTAGATTTTGTTATTCTGGACCAGATTCTTCCGAAGTCCTCCATTTTTTCAACTATCTTATTTAGGATGGTTGTTGGTATAACAGCTGAAGCGTCTGTAGTTGTAGTTGTAGCATCTGCTCTTAATTCCTCAGACATTTCTCCTGTCATTACGTAGTTCATAAATGCTTTTCTGTATTCCATTGTTTCATATCTGCCTAGCTGTCTTTCTTCTTTTTCTCCTTTTCCAGCTACAAAAGAGCCTAAAACTCCGCCTTTTCCTACCGGGCCTTCTTGTCTTTGTTCTCCGCCTTCTGCTGCTTTTCTTTCTTCTTCCTCGATTTCATCTTTTACTTTTTCTAGGTTGTCTATTTCAGAATTAATTCTTTCTAGCTCAGCGTTTATGCTTCTCAATTCCTCCACAGATTCTACTGTCTTTGATTTATCGGCTAGTTGCTGCTTTCTCTCATTTTTAGCTTTTAGCATTTTTAAAATAAGATCTTTTTTCATGTTTTGTACCTATCCTTTCATGAGTATTTGTGTTCTTAATCTTTCAATTTCTATTTTTTGTGCCCTAGAGTTTTCCAACTCCGACCTAGCATTATCCAATGCTGCAGCTACGTTATCCAACGCAGCGTCGTCTCGGGTATTTATATCAGTTCCCTGGTATGCAGGGAAATTGACAGCGCTTACTTCTATAACTTTTGCTATCTTTTGGATCCTTCTTG